AAGTCAGGAGCAACATCATAGTTGCCCGTGTGGTATGCCTTGATTGTATCGTAGATGGTCTTTGCAGAACCACCGATATCATCCACATTCCACTGTTCTTCTGGGAAGTTTGCTACAAGGAAGTCAGCAAGAAACTCTGTTTGCTCTTCTGCTGTGAATCCTTCACCCTGTGATGTAGATGTTCCAGTTGTTACAGTTTTATACTGCTTAACACCATCAACGGTTTTAATGCTAGAAAATTCTTTGTTTCCAAATTTGTCGACCTTCTGCTTCTTGGTCTTAGGGTCAATAACTGGCTTGCTCTTAGTATCATAGATTGGAGCAAACTCTGTTTTACCAGAAGTAGTTGTAGGTTGATTCTGCTGCTTGACCTGTGCATTCCATGAATCCTGAAACTTCTTATCTAGTTCTGGGGCTGGCCACTGACCAAATGCTGTGAAATAAGCATTGTTGTAGTACTGGCGAGCATCGCCAAGATCCTTGAATTGAAGTGCTGTCTGAATTTGCTTGGTATATCTTGTAGTTGTATCTGGCTGCTTGGGGCCATCTTTTGGCTTAACAGTACTGTTGTAGGCTTTTAAGAAATCAAGTGGAAGCAACTGGCTTGATATAGATGCAAGGATAATCTTTTCAATCGCAGAAGATTCATCTACTCCAACTACTCCAACTCCTAGAGGTGTTGTCGACTTACTTAATCCAGACTTACGAAGCAAGTTTTGCATCTCAACAAAGTCTGTACCCATTGCTTTTTGGACATCCATAAGATATCCTGCTTTTCTTACTGGATCTGTTTCCTGAGCAAATAAAACAAAAGGGTCTTTTGAGTCGCTATATATACCAAGGATTCCTGACATTTGCTGTTGGGTAGCAGGTGTATCAGGCACGAACATAGATCCTACATATTTTCCTGCCATTATTCAGCCTCTCTTAATATACCAGCGAATACACCGTAGTACATACGGGAGAATTCAGGATTGTTAGACATTAATGTTTCCGCTAAGGCAACAAGTTCATTACGCATAAGTGTTTGAACTCCGCCTTTAGATGATAGTTCTGCATAGTTTGAAACCTTGAAGTCATTAAGAAGTTTTCTAAACTCATCGAACTGTTTGTAGAATGTGACTGTCTCTTCGTAAACAGAAGATGACTGGAAGATTGGATCTTCAATAGCCCGACCAATTGTTGCTATCTTCTCGTCCTGAACACCAGTCACAATTGCATCTACTGGCTTAGCGCCACCAAACTGCTTGTTCAGGATAGCAATTTGCTCGTTGTACCAGAAATCAGTGTAACGACCAGCAATCTGCTGTTCAGCAAGTTGGCTCTTAAGCATGGCGTAAACCATACCCTCTGCCTCTTGTGCTATCTCTGCAGTGGACATCTGACGACGAGCACCCATCTTTTTCTGCCAGTTAGTATACGTCATCGCATACGCTCCGCCAGGGAAGAAGTAAGGAATAATGTCACCAGACGGAGTAGCATACTTGCTTACTGCATCTGGGTTGTTATTCAAGAATGTCCAAGCATCCGCTGTTCCAGAAGTTCCTGGTGTGGTGTTGCTGATAGCAACTAGGATGTTTTTATGACCAAACTTGTCAGCAAATTTAGACGCTGCTGTTCCTTGATCTCCAGGATAACGCTTTTTTAGTTTATCCCAGTGTTCGTAAAGCATTGTCATGGTCATAAAGTTTTGCTTATTGTTAGGGTTCTTGATGCTTAGTAGAACTTCTTGTATAGGTGTTGCTGGCGAAATGCTTTGGAATATAGCACCAAAGACATTTGCCCACTTAGCCATACCCTCTGCATCGCTGAATAATTGATTTCTTGCTTCATCACTAGCAAATGGGTTATCCCCATAGTCGCCCGTAGAGGCTAGGTACGAAGCCCAGTCTTTAACTCCACGCTGTGTGTCTGCATTATCTGCGAAGAAAGCGTTAGTAATTTTCTTTGCCCATGCTGGAAATATAATATCTGTTGCAGTTTTAGGCTCACCAAATGGTGTAACAATATCTCTAAGTAAGTCATCTATTGGACCGAATGCTTTGTCTCTTCCACTTAGTGTGTAAGCAGCGACCATAGCAGGTCCCATACCAGGAGATATAGGGTTAACAGAACCAAATGCAAGGTTCAAAGATTGTACTGGTGAAGTTATCTGTAGAGCATCTTTTGCATTGATGTTTCTACCAGCAAGAGCGCCAATAAAACTACCAACAAGAGGCATCTTAAATTTTAGATCATCAGAATTTTCGTCTTTATAAAAGAATCCTTGATTATCATCATAAGTCATGCCAGAAATATCGTAAATTACGTTTGAGCCTTCTTTTTTAAGAGAGTCAAACGCTTTGAAAAACTTAATTGTAGGTGCTGGATTAGAGAACATAAGTTCTCCCCACTTGCCAATAGTGTTGTAGTGAGCCTGAGCAAACGGTGCTACTAAACGTGCTGCGTTAGCCCACTGCTTCTGCTTAGCAGCGTTATAGAACAATCCCTCTACATACTTAGATGCTTGCTGTGCTGCAAGAGAATCAACTGTTCTTAGTGTTGCTCCGCCTCTGTGGACGTAAGAAGGATTTTTTAAGCGCTGCTTGAGTGTGCTGTTGATAACACGTAGTGGTGCTGGAACTCTACCAATGATTTTCTTTCCACCTTTAGATGTGGGTGCAAAGGCTTTGTTGGCATTGTTACGCAACGTAATCAAATCATCAGTGCTGAGCATATCTGCATATGAGGCTACAAAGTCCCAATAACTAGCATCAAACTCAGGTCCGAAGTTAACTTTGCTTTCGACTCTTGCCGCTAGGCCAAAGAAAGCGTCTGTGAATTTCTTCGCTACTTTAGTAGTACCATCAAAGACTACCTTTTCGTTGTATACACGTACGCGTGAACCTACCATTTGGGCTGGCTCAAAGATTGCAGCAATTTGCTTTTCAAAGTTCTTTTCTGCGGCAAGAACTTGATCTGTTGTTAAACCCTTTTGAGTATATGGCGTTCTGATAGTAACTAACTTACCACCAAATGGAACTTTTACTTCTCCGTCACGCAGGAGGGAAAGAACTATATCTCTTTGTGATCCTTGACCAGCAAGAAGATCAATCTGCCCAATAACTGTGTTAGGTTGCTTTGCGTCAAATAGATACGTAAGAAGATTGTCCTTGTTGATGTTTGACTTCACAACACCAGGACCAGTTTCCTTAAAAGGATTAATAAGAAGCAGTTCGTTCATTCCATCATTATCATTGTAGATTGCTGATAGGAACTCTCGCAACTTATTTCCTGGCTCATCAAATGTATCAATGAGATCATCAACATATTGAACTTGCGCTTCTGGTGTTCCTGCTTGCATTACGCGAATAACATCTGGAATAAACTTATCTGATGAGAAGTTATTTACTGTCCAAGCAAGACCCTGTAGATATTCTTCACTTGTAGAATCTACAACAGCCTGACGAGCAATGATAGATTCAGAGAACTGGACCTCTGCATCTGTAGACTTAAAGAACTGCCCAAGGGCATTTACCCCAAGTTTGCTTCTGCTTGATAACGCTCTTTGAGCCCAGTTACCTTCTGGGTTAGCAATCATCATAGAGATAAAGCCAATAGGGTTATTAAATAAACTGTTATGGCCAGATAAGAACTGGCGCATTTGCATTTCTCCTACGTTACGCATAATGTAGGCAAAACGACCCACCAACTGCGCTGTACGCCAAAGATCTCCTGCTTCTTCAAGAAGAACTTTAGTTGATCGTGCTGTTCCGTATAGTGGAATGTTAGTCTTAAAATCTATAATAGATTTAGTTACTGCACGTGAATCTGGAAGATTAAGTACAGTTTTAACCAACTGGCTCTCAAGCATTCCTTTTGGTAGGCGAACTGTCTTTCCGCCTGCTTCAATAACACCGCCACCACCATTAGCAAGTGCTAACTCAAGAGAATAATTTGATAGAACTACATCATCTCTACCAGATACTTTAATACTTTCTTTAAGTTTAGCAAGTCCTTCTGTGACGTCTCCACCAAGCGAACCTGCAATTTCATCTAGCAACTTGCCAATACCATTGTGGACGGCAGCAGCACGTTCAGCGTTAGTT